GGCGCTGATCGAAGAAGGGCTTTGCACCGCCCCGCAGACCGCCTGACTCTCTGCTTGGTTGGTCAGGCCCGAGGCAGGGACGTCAAACCCGTTTCAACTGGGCGGGCAAGGACGTTCATGATGGTTACTCCAATCGCCGGAGACGCACCTGCGTCCCTGCCTCATCCCCCAATACCCCGGTACACTGGCTCGAATGGAGGGCCAAGGTGCCGGGGTTCCCGCTGACCTGAGCCCGCTCGGCGTTTGGGCGGCTCAGGCACACGAGATGTACCTGTCTCTGCTCGAAGCCGGATTCACCGGACCCGAAGCCCTCACGATCCTCGTCGGGATGACCCGACAGGCCGACACGGACTGAGTGGGAGACGCATGGCACCCCGAGCAGATATGCGAGAACTCGGCACCACTGGCCTGAAACGCACAAGCGGTTTCATCTACGACGAGTTCCTCGTCCGCCTGCAAGGCATCCAAGGCATCAAAACGTACCGGGAGATGTCGGACAACGATCCGGTCATCGGCGCGGTCCTGTACGCCATCGAGAAAGTCATCACCCGCCTCGAATGGCGCGTCGACCCGTACAAGGATCAGTCACAGGACGGCGACCCCGAGGACGCCGACGTCGAGACAGCAGCGTTCATCGAGAGTTGCCTGAACGACATGAGCGACTCGTGGGATTCGACGCTGTCGCAGATCCTGTCGATGATCATCTACGGCTGGTCGTTCCACGAGATCGTGTACAAGCGCCGCGTCGGACCTGATGAGAAAGACCCCACAAAGCGCTCGAAGTTCAGCGACGGGAAGATCGGCTGGCGTAAGTGGGCGATCCGTGGGCAGGAAACCCTGTACCTGTGGACGTTCGACGACGACGGCGGTATTCAAGGGATGCAGCAGGTTGACCCGTACACGGGCCACGGTCGAGTTGACATCCCGATCGAGAAGTCGCTGCTGTTCCGCACCACGGCAGCGAAGAACAACCCCGAGGGCCGCTCCCTGCTGCGTAACGCTTACCGCCCGTGGTGGTTCAAGCGCCGCATCGAGGAGATCGAAGCGATCGGTATCGAAAGGGATCTCGCCGGGTTGCCGATCGCGTATGTGCCGCCGGAGTATTTGAGTTCCTCCGCAACCACCGAGCAGCAGGTCGTGCTCGCGGCGATCAAGGAAATCGTCACGTCGGTGAAGCGGAACGAGAACGAAGGCATCGTGTTCCCGCAGGTGTACGACGAATCCGGTAAGCCCCTGTTCGACCTGAAACTGCTGTCGAGCGGCGGCACCCGCCAGTTCGACATCGACAAGACCCTGACCCGCCTCGATCAACGAATCGCGATGAGTGTCCTGTCTGACTTCATTCTGCTCGGGCAGGACCGTGTCGGCTCGTTCGCGCTCGGCGCGACGAAGATGGACCTGTGGAGCATGTCGGTCGATTCGATCGCTAAGACGATCGCTGACACCGTCAATCAGCACGCCATCCCACGGCTGCTGCGGTTGAACGGCATGGATTCGCATCGCCCCCCGACACTGCAGTACAGCGAGGTCGCACACATCGACCTGACGGAGATCAGCGACTTCATCTCGAAGATGACCGCCGCCGGGGTGCTCGCACCTGACCCGACGCTGGAAGATCATTTGCGGGATCTCGCTGGGTTGCCGCCCGCGAATCATGACGTGCACGAGACGGGCGTGGATACGATGTCGCCGGAGGACATGAAGGCGTTGATGGCGTTGCCGCCGCAGCAGCGCATCGTCGCTGAGCGGACGGGTATCGTGCCTGATCAGCCCGCGTTCCCCGGCGGTAACCCACCGTTCGGTGGAGGTGCCGCCCCCGAGGAAGCCGGGGCTGACGAGCCGGAGGAGTAAATCGTGGCGCTGACTATCGGTGGGAAGCGTGTCGCGATACCGGGTGGTAGGGCTCCTGCTACGCCGTTGTCTCCGTTGGAGCGGCTGCTCGTCGACGGGCTGGTCGCCGTGAACAAAGAGATAGTGGATGCTATCAACGCGGAGGAGTTCGCTGACGCGATCCGTGACCTTGACCCTGACATGTTCGACCGCCTGTTGAATGACGTGCTGCGCTGGCAGGACATTCAGGAGGTTCTCGATAACGCGCTGCGGGATGTGGTGTTGGATGGGTCGCTGGCGCAGGCCCGTGAAATCATCCGCAAGAATCCGCGTATTCAACGGAGCCCGTTCGCTGACTTGCAGTACAGCGGCAGGCAGTTGCCGAGCGGCATCATTGTCCCGTCGGATCTCGCTGGCCCGAGGCCGGATGTTGAGATGACGATCGCGACGCCTGTCGAGCAGATGTTCAACTATGTCAGTGAAGCGTCGGTGAATTATTCGCGGGTGCGGTCGGGTCAGTTGATTCGCGCTATCGACGAGTCGACTCGTGTTGCTGTGCGTGAGTTGATTACGCAGGCGTTCATTGAGCCGCGTTCGGTGGATGATACGGCGAAACTGATCCGCCGGATTGTGGGTTTGCATCCGCGTTGGGCTCGCGCTGTTGAGCGGTTTCATGACAATAATGTGCGGCGGCTGGTGGATACGGGGTTGTCGTCGTCGCAGGCGGAGCGGCGTGCGGATGAGATGACGGCGAAGTATCGGGAAAAGTTGATTCGCCGTCGCGCTGAGATGATTGCCCGCACGGAGACGCAGCAGGCGTTGAACTTCGGTCGCCAAATGTCGTGGGTGGCGTCGGATCGGGCGGGGCTGGTGGACCCTCGGACGATGAAGGAATGGCGTACAGCGCCGCTTGGGAGCCGCTATGGGCCTCCGTGCCCGACGTGCACGATGTTGCGGGGTACGCGGGTGCCGTGGAATGGGACTTTCGATAATGGGCAGCAGATGCCGCCTGCTCACCCGAATTGTCGTTGCACGGCGGTGTTGATTCCTCCGCCGCGTAAGTTGACGGGTTTGCCGTCTCAGGTGGCGACGGAGTCGTGGATTGAGGAGTTGGAGGCGTTGGAGGCTGAGCAGATCCGCGAGTTGGAGGCGCAGCGGGTCTCGAAGCATAAGGGCGGCGGTCACGATCAGAAATCGCACGGCGCTTGGGCGAAAGGATCGAAGGCGCGTGAGGTATCTGTCTCCGACATTGGCGAAGCGTGGGATGCGGTGCTTACGGATGAGGCTCGCTCCATTGACGATCCCCAAATGGCGCATCCCGAGCGGTACAACCCTCGTGGTCAAATGAATTATGGATTGAAGGACGGGGAGATAGAGACAGTTAGAGTGAGAGGGGAAGGCCCGCCCCGTATCCGCGATTACGAGACTCACACATCAGCAGGGTTGACAAGGCAGGAAGCATTTCAAGTTGAGGGGTTCGGTGGCGCACGCACCGGAACCCCGATGCGCCCGTTGGTTCCTGCTGGGCCGGAACGCCCACCGAAGCATTTGTATCGGGTGATGTCGACGGGTGAGTTTGATCAGGCTCGGTCGCGTGGGTACATCAAATCTGATGAGCGCATGAATCTTGCTCCCGGGGAAGGAACAGTTACGTCGCTGCGTACAACGGGTAGTTTCTACGCTCCGGTGGATGGGTCGGATTACCGAGTGGTTCGTATCAAGTATGACGATTCGGATGGGTGGCGTACCGACACGGACAGTTACATCAAAACGGATAAGCGGGTTCCGTTTGAGCGTGTTGATTTGTATTCCAGTGCGTTGTCACAGTCGAATAACTCAGTCGAGAAGCATGAGCGTGGGAAACATGATCAGTCGTCCCACGGCGCTTGGGCGAAAGGCAAGAAACTACGGAATCAAGACGCACCGATGAACCCTGAAACGGCGTGGGTTCATGAAGCAACGTGGTATCACGGAACGTCCCGACCCGATCTGGATGTGTTGGATGCGACGGGCAGGACACGCTATCCCGCGCAGGATAGGTATTACGCAATCCGGGGTGACAATTTCGCTACCACGGATAAAGATTTAGCCGCTCAGTATGCGCGTGAGTCAGCGGACATGGATATTGCGGCTGGTGTCGAGGGTGTGCGCCCGACGGTGTATCGAGTTGTGCCGACGTCGGATTATTTCGACCCTGATCCGCACTCGGGTCCGGGGGGCTGGAATGACGGCCCCGAAGACATGAACGCAGCATTTGAGTTGTACGACAACGGCGTCGGTGTTTCTGTGCGTTTCCATGACGTGATGGATATTGCTGGTGCGTTTGATGCGGAGACTGGCGAGGAGTTGTCGGTCACGAAAATGCTTGAAATGTTGAAGCATCAGCGTGGGAAGCATGATCAAGCCGCTCATGGGGCATGGGCGAAAGGCCGTGTTGATGATATTCGTGACGCAGCCAGCAACGGATCACCGACAGGTATTACCCGAGATGACTTAGCCGCTATCAGAAGGAACCCTGCAGCCTACGGTTTCGAGGCAAAAGACTGGAACCGTAAGGAACGAGCCGCCTACGGGTTTTCCACGAGCGGGGGCAGCGGCGACGAGCGAATCGTTGAAGGCCTGATCAAATCAGTCGAGTTGGGTTTCGACATCCGATACGGGAGAGCAGAAAGACAAGCCGAACTTTTAGAAAAACTAAGTCCCGAGGCACAAGAAAATCTAGTTTCCTACTTTGAGACGATCCGCAGCGAAGGGAGAGTTTTCGTAGCCGCCAATGAGCGTGCCGCAATCCAAATCGTTGAAAAAGGAGAGTTCGATACCGTGTTTGAGACGAACAGATCCAACGGTGCCGTGGCGCACGATGCGCGACGACGTGAGGAGTTCGCATCCCACGACCTACACCCCGGTCTTGATCCGAATCTGCGGCCTGTTTACGGATATGTCGCGATCAACAATCCCGTCACAATAGGAGCGAGCAATTACGGGAATGTTCGGTTTGAGTTGAAGCCTGAAGTGAAAACACGATCGACAATGACTGACGGTGACTCGCTCGGCTCCCACGCGACGCCTGTGCCAATGTCGGGACCGCCGATCAGTCGCGCTGACGCTGTCGCCGGGTCGATGGGCTGGTACGGATACTCGAACGAGGGACGTGCCACACCCGTCGGGGCAGACGAAATTAGGGACGTTATTGACACGAGTTATGGCGGCTACGTCGAAGCGCAGGTGAAAGGCGGCGTGAAGATCGACGATGTTGCCCGTATTCACGTCGACGGGCCGCATTGGGACGCGCCTGAGGCGTTCGATCGCGACGATGAAGATTATCCATTCACTGTTGAGGCGTTAGCCGAGGCCGCTGAAGCACGCGGCATCGAGATCGTCTACCACGGATAAACTGGGGCTATGACTATGGAGATGCGACCAGCGCAACCCGGCGAAACCATCGCCTTCCGAGCCGACGGCGCACGCCTGATCTACGACTACAACGAAGATGACCTAGATTGGGGTCACATCCGCATGCCCGACGGCAGCGCCATAGCGAAGAAGCCGCTCGTGTCGATCCTCGCGCATGGCGGCTGGACCGCTGAGCCTGTCAGCATCGAGCGGTAGATGAGCGTCGTCGAGAAGCATCAACGCGGTAAGCACGATCAGTCCGCTCACGGGGCGTGGGCTAAAGGCGGCGCGATACCTGAAGGGTGGAGCAAACGCAGCGACGAGGAACGCATCAGTGAAAAGATGCAAAGGGCTAGAGCGGATTGGGCGCAGAACACGCCGGAAGACCGTTTGAGGTCGATCGTCTCGGCAAGCCTCGTGGGCACTGAGGAGTACCGAGGGCCTAATGGAACAGTTGTCGAAATAGATTTCGGCGACCGTCAATCATCAGATCCCGAAACGATGGAAGTAGCGCTGTCCACAATCACACGGCTACAGAAACAAAATCCTGTACAGGGTCTCGAAGTCACGTTCGCTGATCAACCTTTCATCGCCGAAGCGCAATATGTAACCTCAGATGCAGATGGCTTCGTTATTCGGGGTGAAAAAACAATAAACATGAGGCCCTATTTGGCTT